TGTTTCCATAACCCTATGGGGGGGGATAGGGTTTTTACCCTACCCGCTGTCTCTCTACTTTTCTATTCCTATCTCTTATAAAGAAAAGAATATAGTAAAGGGATAGGGCAAGCAGGGTTTACAGGATCAGGAGTTATGGCAATACTGGTTTGCGGCCCTATCATCATAACCCTAATAGGGTTTATCTATCATGGCCTACGCCACCCATTGTGTATTCCCCGCCGTAAACCACAAGGGGTGGGGTGTAACCCTTGCCATCGACGTATGGGAGGGGGTGGTGGTTAAGCTACCATCACAACTTTTTGAAATTCTATCTACCAACTTTCTACGTTCCGCCTAAATATCTGATGTAGTGTATTTGTAGATTTAAGGGGTATATTAACTCATACAGCCTACCCATATTACGGAAAAATCTACTACACTATCTACCCACGATCTACTACCGTATCTACCTGTAGGGGACGTTATTTTGGCTCAAAATTTGGGGGTTGACGACTACGGGTGATCGGCGTAGAATACAACAGAATGGCTACCAATGAAGCTATGCGAAAGTACCGGCACTCGCCCGGCTATCAGTTCCATGCCGCATTACGGCGGTATTGTATAACTGTTCAGAAGCTAGAACTGCTACGAAGAACCTTAATGGAATTGAGTGGGGATAGCCCTGAGCTACGCTCTCTAGTTCCACATTCAGTTACTGCTACACTTTCACCGCCTCCGCGAAGGATAACTTCGCCGGGATTAGAAGAAGAGAGTGCGTGGCAGATTGAAAATCTTTATACACAAACTCCTGAACAACATGCCCGACTTACCAAGTACAAAGAATACTGTAGACAACGTGGACTAGACCCATTCCCACATCACGAGAAAGAAGCCCCCGCAGTATCCGATGAATTTCGCCTGCTGGATGCCAAGTTTGACAGGACACATGCAGAGGGATATGATGGTGACGAAGTGTGGACGGATGAAGATGATGAACGGCACTTAAAATTTTTTACGAAACAGAAGGAACAAAAGTGAGTGATCCCTACAAAATTCCTCTTCCTACCGGGATGCGAATCGCCGGTTCTCTTCCTCCATTCTCTCTCGGCATCTGTTCTCATCAACCCGAACGTGTACGGGAAGCGACTTTTCACTGGCAACGCGGATTATCCGATCTTCAGAAGGAAGTGCCGACTCTCTGTGCTACTGCAAAGTCAATGGCAGAGGGATACAACCAAATCCTAGAACAATGTCAAACTGAATATCTAATCCTCAGTCACCACGACGCTTGGCCGATTAGTTTGCCATACTATGTGTGTGGTAAACGTCTTTTAGAACGAATGTCGAAATGTGATTTAATGGGATTCGCTGGTGCTTCTCGCGTAATAGGTCCACGCTGGTTCGATCACTTGCCAAGTTGTTACGGGGGAGTTGTTAACTATCCGAGCGATCCTCCAGGCACAGTCATTACACCAGAAATGGCAATGATTCGTGCTGCTGGAATGCGGCCTTGTCAAACAACTGTGTGGGGGAGACAAGCTAAACTTGTAAGAGGAATTCGAGTCATGGACGGCTATTGCATGATTATGAGGGCGGATGAAGCGAAGAAAATTAAGTTTGATACTCGTTATCCCGGCTTCCATTTTTACGATCTGGATTTTAGCTTGTACTGCCACACCGCTGGATTGCGTACTGCTGTCTGCACTGATATTTACATCTCACACAACTCAACCGGCAGTTACATGCAGTCGGACTGGTTGGCCGGAGTGGAAATTTTTCTCAAAAAATGGAAGTCTAACTTCGACGGCACGATTACCGGAGTCGGAAAATCAGCAATAGGATATGGCAGCGGCGATGCCCGACTTGTGCTATTGGAATTGCAGAGAGAAGAGAAATTAATGCAGGAAGAGATTGATGCGAGTGTTGTGTGAATCAACATTTTAGAAAGCTCAACCTCCGCGAAGATTTCTCGTCACAGGAAGAAAAACGAGAGAAACAGTTGGGCTATCGCAAGCGGAGCTTCAAAGAACAGCAAGAAATTGCAGCGTTACCCCCTGCTCCGTATAATCCTGTGGAAACACTATGTGATCCAAGCCTAGAATCTGAAGAGAAATAATATTATATGAATAACGGTCAGCCTTTAAGATTTGCGTATGTAGGAACTGCCGGATCAACGAGCCAGCCATTCTCTGTATTTCTTCCGGGGTCGAATAATTCTTATACGCCTTTGTCCACTGATTTTTTCTATCTTACTTCGATGACCATAACCAGTGGATATTCGGTAGCAATCTGTAGCTCAACAGGGATAACGGCTGCTCAAATAACTGCAAGTACATTGTTGTTGGCTTTGTATCCCGGTACTGGAATCGGTTTTTGGCATGAAGAAGGAAGCGAAGCCGTGGCTCCCCCACAAGGAATTGTTCCGTCTATAATAGACACTCTGGATTCCACGAACGTTCTTGTAGCGGCGGGCACCGGGTATGTGATTCATTCCCCCGGTACTTCCGTTCCCTCATGGATGGCAACTAAGTAAGAAAGTGCGATTTTATGGCTCACGGCAAACCGATCCGCTATACCTTTGTTGGCAGCACAGGATCAACATCACAATCTCTGAATCTTTTTTACCCCGGCACCAACAATCAACCCTACATCTTTCTGCCGACTGACTGGCTCACCCTCAAAACAATGAATGGAACAGCGGTTGAAGCAGCGGGTGAAGTTGTTATTCTTAACGCTCCTGCGGGTGCTACCACTGTGACTGCCTCAACTCTCCTACTTAGTTTTGGTGCGGTTGATACTGCAACGGCAGATTGGCATGAAGAGAGCGTAGATGCGATTTGTGGTGGGCAAGGCATACTGCCGAGTGTTCTTGCACTTGGAGCGGCAAGTACCGCACAGATTTATTTGGCGGGTAGCGGATTCATTGAACATGGTCCCGGAACTACACCGCCCGGTTGGATGGCAACTCAAACACCGCCGGGAATTTCGACGTTGGGGGATACTCAATACTGATGCGACTGTGGATAAAAACAAATCAAACTCACACGATGACTAATCGTGAGTTGATGCTAAACAATAATCGCTGGACGATTTTCCATGCAGTTATTACAGCCGTCGCCCATTTGGCAACATTGATTGCTGTGTTATGGACGTTATATGAGACTTACAGCCTAAAACACCGATGAATTTCAACCAGCGAATCCGGGAAAAGTTAGAGGAGTATTTATCCTTAGACGCAGATATGCTCTTTCGGTTAAAACCAAAGAGTGTAACCGATCAAATTGCTCACAATCTTGTTAGAAAAGCAACGGGCAGAGGCCGAGTAAACGATTCAGGAGAGTGGGAATATAGCGATCAACAAGCCTCCGCCCTAAAAGAAATCTTCGACCGGCTACTTGGACGGCCCGCGACTTCGGCGGATACCAACACTGTGGCGGGGGTGGATGTTGTGAAAGAAATTGAAAATGACCCGGAGTACGCAAAGAAAATTCTTAATCCGCCGAAACTTACAAAAGAGCAATTAGAACGGTTGCGAGCGGAGTTAAAGGCACATAAACTTGGAATTCCAAAGCCAACCCCAAATCGAAATCCCACATCAGCCTAGATTCTGGACCGATCCTAAGAGTGGTTTAGAAATCCCGATGGGCCGCACGGAAAATCTAGCCCGGCGAAAATTTGTCTTGGAACGCTGTGAAACCGATCCGCGATTCCGGGCATCCATTCTTAAAATGTGTGCCGATTCGCCTGTGCTGTGGGTGTCGCTATTCGGATGGACACGAAAGTTTTTTGAAGTGGGAGTGGATGGAATTTCAGTAAGTAAAGATAGCAAGCTAGAACCGTTTATCCCTTGGCCAAGTCAGATCGCATTGATGGAGAGAATTCATAACAGCATCTTAAAAGGTACTTCCTTTCTCCTAGAGAAATCCCGCGAAATCGGGGCAAGTTGGATGTATCTCTATGTCTTTACCCACCATTTCTTATTTCGTAGGGGATGCGAAATTGGTCTGTTGTCCCGAATTGAGGATGATGTTGACTCCTTAATGGGAGATGTAAAAGGATACCCGCTCCATGTCAATTCCGATCCTGCAACTTTATTGGGCAAAATTGACTACTGTTTGCAGCACCTTCCACAATGGATGCTTCCAAGGTTGGCCCGCAAACGGTTACATATCTTCAACTTGGACGGGAAATGCCGACTCGACGGCGGAGCTTCCGCTGAATTCGCCTTCACGGGTCAACGCAGAGACGCGGTATATTTTGACGAAGCTGCGAAAAACCCGAATTTCAAATCTATCTGGGATCAGACTACAGACGTAACATTGTGTAAACTTCCTGTGTCCACCCCCGTGGGAAAGACCAATTACTTTGCAAAGGTGAGATTTAGCGGCCAAATCCCAATCGAGACTTTTGGTTGGTGGCTATCCCCCGAAAAAGCAAGCGACTTAACGTCTGTGGAAATCGCACCTGGAAAGTGGAAACTTACCTCATCTTGGTATGCCCATCAATGCACTATCCGATCCCCAAACGATATTGCCTCGAACCTAGATATTGACTATCTGGAATCTGGTACACCGTTCTTTGAGGGATTGATCCTCGACAAACATAAGAAGTCCTATGGCCGCGATCCTCTGTTGAGATTGCGAATCGAGTTTAAGAGAGATGTGCCAGAGTCAGAGATACGACAAATAATTTTACGAAGAGACTTGACAAAGGTACAAGCTGTGGTAGATTCTAAGGGGCCGTGGTCCCTGTGGACTATTCCGCCAAATCCTAATCCACATGCGAAAGAAGGAGAATATGATAAGTTGTATGGATCGGGGAATCTCTGGGTATTCGGATGCGATACGTCACTTGGAATGGGTGCGTCTAACTCTGTTATCTCAGTCATTAATAAACGCACGCGTCACAAAGTTGCGGAATTCGCGGATTCCCGAACACCGCCTCATTCTTTCGCAAAACAAATTGCTGCTGCGGCATTGTGGTTTGGATCGGGATCGACGCGGCCTTTAGTTGTACCGGAGGCGAACGGTAATCCCGGTTTCGATTTGTTGCGGCAATTATCTCGCATCTATTCTTACCCCGAAATTTATCGTGCTACAACTACAAATCGGGACATCGACAAGGTAACTGCCAATCTCGGTTGGTCATCGTCGCGGAGTAAGAAAGCGTTGATGCTTGGGAATCTTCGCCGCGAATACGCTGTGGGACATTTTGTTAATCCAAGCGTAAAAGCAATAGAAGAGGCCGCCGATTATATTGTGAGTGAGACGGGTAGTATAGAACCATCTTCCCTCACAGAAGAAAGCGAAGCTGCGAAATCGGCACACGGCGACAGAGTTATCGCAGACGCACTCGCTTGTTGGGCGGGATCAGAACATGAAATCGAAGAGCCGAAACCGCAAGTGAAAAATAGTTTGGACGGCATTGAGAATGCCCCGCCGGGGAGTCCGGGGTATAGGATTAGGACAGGCGGCTATCTTAACCCTCCGAAGGATAGAACGGTGCGAGACTTGCGGTTGGGGGATAAGTTTAAGGTGACAGACTTTATTTAAGAGCCTAGGATTGTATATGGCTAAATCTAAGCCAAAAGACATTTTAGGGAAATTAAGTCCCGCCAAGTTTGCCGCCGAAGTGAAACGCGGATTTGATCGTTTAGAGCCTGACCGTTATCGCTCACGATTCACCTGTAAGCTAATGGCTGGCCCGGCCTTTACCAGCGACAAGGAGATCAAGTTAGATTCTCCTCTCGCATTGCTGTTTAACGTAGGCCGCACTCTTTTGCCGCAGCTTGTAATTCCATCTCTTCGCCATGTGATAGAGACGCCATATCTTCCAGCGAGACAGTATGCACAGAGTTTAGGATTAGCCCTATCCCTCTACGATAAGAAACAGCGAATGCCGAGTATTCTCCGATGCGTTATAATGGACGCACTTCACAATATCGGAATAATGAAAACGGGCCTAGAAGCAGGTGGAGATATTCTTTCTTTGGAAAATGAAGAAGAGGGGAATACCAAGATTGACGTTGGGGAGATTTATACCGAACGTATTAGCTTTGACGATTTTGTAGCAGACCCCGACAGCCGAGAATACCTCTATTTGGATGCCCGATTCATAGGAAATAAAATTCGAGTGCCGCGACGAGTATTACTTGATTCAGGCAAATACAAGAAAGATATAGTAGAGCGTCTCCCGCGAAACAACTCTAACACTGTGAACGAGAAGAAAACTGCCAATCTTACGATGGGGAATATTAATATCGGCGAGAATGCAGACTTGGAGGATATAGTCGAAATCTGCGAATTGTGGGTGCCTTCGGCTAATTCCATTGTGACGATTCCTGGTGATTTCGATTATGAGGCAAAAGATTACTTGCGTGTTGCCCCGTATTTCGGCGTAAAAGAAGGGCCATATACTTTCCTTTCTCTCACTATCCCCGTTCCCGATCAGCCGCTCCCTGTGCCGCTGATGCGAGTGCTGTTTCAGTTGGAAATGGCTGTCAATCGTATGGCAGTCAAGATTTCCATGCAGGCGGATCGGCAGAAAGATATTCTTGCTTACAAAGCATCGGAAGTCGAGAATGCGAAGAAAGTTGTTGATGCGTCAGACGGCGAAGCTATTTCGATGGACGATCCTTCCGCGATAAACAAGATTAGTTTGGGTGGGCAAGAAAATAGCAACGTTGAACATCTGAACATGCTGATGTCAGAATTCAATATGCTGGCATCCAATGTTGAAACTCTATCCGGTGTTTCTTCTGCCGCTAAGTCTGCGACTGCTGCGAATCTATTAGACAAGAATGCTTCTATCTGTCTTTCTGATATGCAGAATGCGGTTTACGATGCTTCTGCACAGGAAGCTCGTAAACGGACGTATCTCATTCACACCAATCCGATGCTCAATGAACTGCTAAGTAAGCGAGTAATGAATGCAGGACAGATGCAAATTGGCCCGACTGGTGTCCCGCAATGGGTCACGCCGCCGACTATTGAGGAAGTACAATTTAATCTTACCCCGGAAGATCGGTCGGGCGATTTCTTGGATTTGGTGTTCAAAGTTGAGCCGGAATCCGAAGGTAGGATGGATTCCAAGACTCGATTGCAACAAGAACAAATGTTCTGTCAACAAATTCTTCCCGCCGTTGCGGGTGCGGCACAGATTTGTCAAACACTCGGCATTCCATTCGACGCTTCGCAAATGCTGTGGCACATGGCACAGGATATGGGAATCACTTGGCTGGATTCTGTGTTGTTTGCTCCCGCTATCCAACAGAAAGCCGCAATGGAGTATAATGCGATTCAGATGGCTACGGGTGGTGACGTGAGAGCCGACCAAAAACCGCCGATGATGAATAATGCCATTGCACAGAATGGACAGCCGGGGAATGTAATGGCCCCGCAGCCGACGCCCCCGCAGCAAGCCAACATGGCCGCTCAAGGTGGGGCGGTAGACGCTCAGCGTGTGATTCGTAGTGCCCTGTTGCACGGGATAGGCGGGAAGCCCCCGGCCCCGGCTCTACCCACGGCGAATGCTTTTTGACTTCTATGAAAGAGATGGTATAGTATGGCAACGGAAAAACCCGATGACGGGTATGATAAAGACGACCATGAAGCCTGTGCGGACGCCGAGACGTTGCAGCGGGCTGAAGAGATAAAGCAAGACTCCAAACGGCACACTAAGGCGGTTGCTCATCTTGCTCACAAACGGGATGCGATTATCTCTGCTCATGCCAATGCCCGGCGATCATTGATGCAGAAAACAGGAAAGAAAATGAAATCCGTGTTCGGTGAGCACGGACCGGCAGATGCAACGAAAGAAGAAAGTGAGACTTGATTATGAAATACGGCGAATCCACTAAGGCAGCGGAACATCAGGCAAGAACTAAACCCTTAGCCCGTGCGAGAAAAGGAAAACCCTACATGGGATCGCCCGGTAGTTTGAAAGGGCATCAAGTTGGGCATCTCGGAAAGAGCTGGCACAGTAATTTCCGTAAGGCTTTTGGACACACATGATTGATGAACTTCATATCACCGTGTATCCTGCATGGGTATATTGGTTGGTAGAAAGGATAGATGATGCCTTGGAAATCCGTACAGCAAGCAAGATGGGGACATTCGCCTACCGGGATCAAGGCGTTAGGCGGAAAAACCGAAGTGGCGGAATGGGATCGAGCCACACGCGGAAAGAAATTGCCCAAGAAAGTTAAGAAACCAACAAAGAAGTTTGAACACAAGGTACAGAGAATAAGCTGATGTATAATAAAGTGGAACTAATACGAGACACAATTAGAGACTTGCCGGGATATGTGGAATCTGATGAGGCTCTTCCCTTTGAACACGGTCCAAATCCTGGTCGAAGTGCGGAACATTTTATTAATGCTGTGGAAAAGTGGAGAGATAGCCAGCGTAACCGGAGAAACTAAATGCCACTCTCATTTGCCGCTTTTGCTCAACTTGTAAACGATGTAATGCGAGAGATGAAAGATTTTGCTCTCTCAGATTTACAACATTTGGAAGCTCTGACTTCCGGTCAAAATATGACGGATTTAATAACCGCCATTGATGATCCTGATAAGTTCCGTCAACTCCTGTGCGAGAAACGGGATTTGCTGCGAACCAAGCAGTCGGAATACAAGGAACGTCAACTAGGGATACCAAAACGACATGCCAATATACGATTACCACTGTGACGTTTGCGGCAATACTTTTACCGACTACTTTAAGTTCGGAAGAGTAGACCCTATCCCCGAAGTGCAGGAATGCCCGGAATGCAAACAACTCACAGCGAAACGTCAATTTCCATGCCCGCACGCACAATTGGATTTTCATAAACCGATAGAGTTGTTTTCACTCGCCCCTGTGAAGAAAGAGGAAGTTGATAATTTCCGACAACAGAATCCTGATATTCAATGTGAGGGTGATCCGGCGAGTGATATGTACGGGGTGCCAGTCGTACACAACGAACAAGAGAGAAGTAGGGTGCTAAAGCATTTCCACTACGCGATGAAAGAAAAGAAGCGATAATGATCTGCCGTAAATTCAAACTCGGTGATGTAGTTAAATTGAAGTGGTCCGATTCGTTTCGAGATGGAAAAGTGTGGGAGCCTTGGCAAGAACGATCTGAAGCACAAGCATTTTGTTTTTCTATTGGGTGGATTACTTCTATTGGGAAACACAATGTCGTAATCAGCGGCCACATGTTTGAAACAGAGGGGACAAAATATTGTGGGGGAAGTTTGTCGATTCCGATGTCGTCTATTGTCTCTATGAGAAAGATTGCCTAGAATCCGTCAGTTGTCCCTTTTTCCCCGGCTGAGTCCGGGCTAAGGAGTTATCATGCCAGAGCCAGTAATCCCCACACCTAAACCCGAACGAAAATCCGCAACGGATGTACAAGCACCCGCACCGAAACCCACGGATCGTGCTACAAAGGCGAAGATTGCCGCCGGAATCTCGGATGAGAAATTCGCCAAAGCAATGGCTGGTACTCCCGCGACAACGGAAGAGGGACAGCCGCTAACCAAGAAGCACACGGTAGTGCGGATGGTTGCAAAGTCTACGCCGGAACCGGCAGTTTCACCGTCTGCTGAAAAGCCCGCATCCGATGAAAAGAAACCGAAAGAAGAGAAAGTTCCCGCTCAGGAACAAAAGACTGAAACGAAACCGGCTAAGGCAGAAGAAAAGCCCGCTCAGGAACAAAAGCCTATAGCAGAAGAGACTACTACTCTCCCCGCCGAAGTCCGTAGAAGCCTTCAGAATTACGGCTACACAGATGCACAGATTGATGAGAAACTAAAAACTGGAAGTAAAGACTTCCTAAATATTGCGGAGATGGCTCATAATATCCGCAAGAAGGAAGTGGAAGCGTATGCTCGGCTTGGTCAGCAAGTGCAACAGCAAAAACCAGCCGCACAGCAAACACCTGTGACTGCTCCCGCTGCGACGGATGAAGTAACTGAAGCAGATATTCAGGAATTTCTAAAACTGAATCCGAATAATCCTTCTGCACTTTTTATTGCCAAACAGGCACGATCCGATATTGCTTTCCGGCAACAGCAACGGGAAGCTACACGGGCCGCACAGAATGCCGCGACTCAGACGCAAATCAATTCCTTCTTTGCACAGGAAGGAATGAAGGCGTACACAGAGCATTATGCGAAGCCGGAAGTGAAGCAGAAGTTGTTAGAAACTGCCGCAGCGGTAGAAGCTGGTCTAGCCGCACAGGGGCGGCAAGTCACCGTCACAGAGGCGTTGACGATGGCCCATGATGCGTTAGCCGCCCCGATTGTGAAAGCTGCGGCTCGGCAGGAAATCACAGATGAAGCGAAGGCACGGGATGCTGCACTCACACAGAGAAATGTGGGGGGCGGGAATCCTGCACCGGAAACTTCACCGAGAAAGAGTAAGCATTTTGTGACGAGAATTGCATAGTCCAATAAAGTCCTGCTGAATTGGCGGCAGGCTTTTAGTAGACCCCGTTCTCTTGCGGAGCAACCGCGACAAGACGGGCTTTGTAAAATCTGCGGAAAATTTTGTGCAATTCTTTGTGGCGATCACGATCACGAAATCGACGAGACACGCGATCTTCTGTGTAAAGAATGTAATGCTGCCTTGGGCCTCTTCCGTGATAGTCCATTTATCTTAACTACCGCTCTATACTACCTAATTCGACATTCCCATTAAGCTGCCTAATATTCAACAGATACCCGAACCGGGCAGTTGTTGAATAGAAAGGTAGCGGTAATAATACGGCCGACATATCTGCCCTGACTGATCTCGTTCAGGATACGCTCAATGACTTACCCTGGGATGGAAGCTGGGAGTTGATGTTAAACCAGCCAAAATATCCCCTCTGTGCCGTTCTCAACGACGACCACATTAAATCTGAAGGCGGGAAGTCCATTCAGAAGATGGCGGTCCTGAATTATAACTTCAATCAGGCCCAAAACCGTGTCCTCTATCAAACCGACGTTCCGGCTGCTCCGCAGGCGATGAACACCATCATTGTGCCTTGGGCCTTCTCCGGTGTCAACTGGTCTTACGATGTTGCTGAATTGGAGATGAACTCCGGTTCTAAGTCCGGCTTCATCGACCTCATCGACCAGAAGCGTACCGATTCCATGATCCAGCTTGCCGAGTTGTATGAGGCGAACGGCTGGATTACGCCCGTGAATGCGGGCGATACCAAGACTCCGCTCGGCATTCCATATTTCCTCCCCTTTGCCAATGGCGGATTCACCGGATCGGGTTTCGCCGGTCAGACTATCCGCTATCAGGACGGCTCTACTGGCACTCTCTGTGCCGGTATTGATGCTGCCATTCAACCGAAGTGGCAGAGCATGGTAGGTACTTATACCAAAGTCGATAACTCTCTTGTGCGATTGATTCGCCATATTACCCGGCTCACCGATTTTACCTTTCCCAAGATGGTTAAGAATCCCGGTGAGGATTATTCTCGCATCGACAGTGAGATGGGTTTGTATGCTTCCGCCGTCACGGTTGATGAGTTGGAAGATTACTGCTACAAGAGTGGCGACTATACTGGTCCTGAAAAAGATTTTTCGGGCCGCATCGGTTTCACTAATGAAGGTGTCTCGCTTAGCGGTGTGCCGCTCAGATACGCTCCGACTTTGGATACCGAAGCAGTTACTTCTTCTATCACTGGCGGGAGCGTAAATCCCGCGTCGATTTACATGGTGCGTTGGGGTGCGATTCAACCAACCGTGTTAAATTCGATGTGGAACGTAGAAAAGGTAGCTGCGGTTACTGCTCAACAGCACACAGTTGTTTCGTGCTTCATTGATAGCACCTACAACTTGGTGATTCGGAATCGCCGGTCGGCAGGGTGGCACATACACTTACCAATTTAGGCTGGCACATTTATTTTAGGAATAGTTGAAGAGGATAGAAGTCGGTTGTTTAAGTTAGCTGATTATCTTCCTCATTGACAGAAAGTAGGGTACTTATATTCGCACTGGCATTGTCACCGTTCAGCAATATTCATCGACTCAGAGTGTTCAGCAGAAATCCCCCCTTCTGTGGGCACCTTCTGCCGGTCGGGATATTACCGATCTTGATCTTGGCTATTATGTCGATGAGAATTTCGATCATGCGTTGTGGCCTTCTGCTCTTACGTCAGTGGATGCGGGGTCTACCGCTACTTCCGGTGTCTATTATGACACCACGGCCAACCTCAGTACCTCCACTCTTCCGACCGGCAATGACCATGTGATTATCATGGCCCCCGGTTCTACGGCTACTCTTGCCGGTAGAGCCGCGATCTTTACTCGTCCGATGGGGCCGGTTAAGCCGGGCGGAAGTTACGTTATCTTTGAGGCGTCGGTTGCCACTGTGAACGCCGGTGCGGTTCAAGCCGCGTTTATCGGCCTCACCACTTCTACCGGCCTTTCCACTGGTAACATTCTCAAGACTGTTTCCGGTACTGCCAATAGCAATCAGCTTTTACCGTCCACGGGTGCGATTGGTTTCTGGCTGCACGGCGACACTCCGAATAACTTTGATGCGATCTATCAGGGTGTTGCGTCGAACGGTGCGTATAGCACGATCACCCCGCCCAATTCTACAGCTTACGCCAGCACGGTTAACTGTGTTGTTTCTACTGTGCTTACCAATAGCACGGCTTATGGCGGGAATCCCGGCAACGTGTATCAGTCGCCCGCTTCTGCCCCCGGTGTATTGAATAGCACGACTTGCGTAAAGTTGGGTCTGTTGTACAATGTGCCTTACAATCAGGTCATTTTCGCTGTGAATGGGGCACAAGTTGGTTCCGTCACAGTGACGCCGACTTTGTTTGATACTCTCAACAGCTACGGAGCGATTATCGTTACTGGCGGGGTCATGGGAGCTACTTTGTCTACCGGACTCAAAGTTGATTTCCTGTCCGCCGCTGTGACACAGCGTACCGCTCCTTAATGGTGGCGTTTTGTTTCTCCCCGGTTCCGGCGTATCGGCATCCCTCCATGGCCGGTACGCCGTTTTTGTTGACTTATGCTATTTATAGCGTATAATGGGTAGAACAGGAGAAACAAGTGTCTAATAATTTATATCTTGATTTGATGAAGCGGTGTCTTGTCAACGAGATTTATTCCGAAACAGAACCTCACATTTCTGCTGGAAATAGGATAGAGGGAAATGGACCTAGACCCCCAATTGCTCATACGATGATTGGACTGAAACGGTTGGATAATATCCAGTTTTGTGCAGAAACGGTCATACGAGAAGGAATCCACGGTAATTTTTTAGAAGCCGGTGTTTGGCGGGGTGGAGCGTGCATTTTTATGCAGGCAATTCTGAAAGCCTACAAGGAGGATTTTCGCACAGTTTGGGTTGCAGATTCCTTTTGTGGACTACCTAAGCCCGATGTAGATAAATATCCATTCGATAACGGATACAACTTCTACTTGGAGAATAACTTAAAGATTTCACTAGAACAGGTGAAATCTAATTTTGATAAGTACGGACTGCTGTGCGAGAATGTGAAATTTCTAAAAGGATGGTTCAAAGACACATTCCCAACTGTTCCGATTAGGAATTTAGCGTTGTTGCGACTTGATGGGGATTTGTACGAATCTACAATGGATACACTTGTGAATCTCTATCCAAAAGTATCCGGTGGAGGATTTGTAATTATTGATGACTATAACAATATTGAACCGTGTAAACGGGCGGTTGATGACTACCGGCGAAAAGAGAACATAACGATACCCATAAGTGAAGTAGATTTTACAGGAGTATATTGGAGGAAAATCTGATGCAACAAGTATTTGCCTGGAATCAGCTTTCTTTGGAACACCATGACCTTCCGGGGGCTACTGCTCTTCTTCAACTTGCCGAAATTCCCGATACCGTGTCTCCGATCCACGATCCAGCCAGAGTGGTGGATCGTTTGATATTATATTTTGATGACTTGGCAAAGTCTGATAATCCCGCAAAACAGGCTTGGGATTTCATAGATCGAAACAAGGATGTTCCACATTTGTGCATTCAGTGTATTCAAGGCGTAGAACGAAGTCATGCTACAGTAGCGGCAATTTTTAAGGATAGAGGCATAGATAATTCGCCTATTCTATTGCACGGATCGTATACTCGTAAATGGTATCAAGAATTATTGCGGGAAAGGCATATTCCTTTAGAAAGAGAGCCGTTAGTTTCGATTATTGTGTCTACTTATAATAATTTAGATAGATTGAAATTCACTCACTTGTCGATGAAATTTCAGCGATACGATAACTGGGAATTAGTAATCGTTACGGATGGACCGCATCCCGCAGCCCGAAAATGGATTGAAGAAGAAAAACCGGAAAAAGTTGTGCTCGTGGAGACGCCGGAAACAAAAAGTCATTGGGGAAGTTGTTGGCGACAATGGGGTATAAATGCGGCGAAAGGTGAATTTATAAATTTTGCCCTAGATGATAATTATCTAACACCGGGCTTTATAGAACAAATGGTGGGGATAATTCAGCATTTTAAGGCCGATGCGGCGGTATGTGATTGTGCCCATCATTACGCTGGATTTGGAGTTTGGCCGCATTGTAAAGCGTGGCCCGCATATATGATCCGATCAGAACTTGTAAGAGAGATCGGTTGGACCGAAAGCTCCATCTACGCAGAAGGACATTTTTTGGACGCGGTTCATTTAGCATCTAAGCATGGAGTAGTCCATGTGCCAAGAGCATTAGTTGTGCATTGTTGAGTAGAATATGAGTGTGACCTTTCCCACTGGCGAGCCGACATCGGCTCAAAACTTTAATACGCTACTCACTAACGTAGCGTATAAGTTGGGTATTGCTTACTATAGCTCAACTGGAACAGGGATACCACAGCCCCCACAAGATGCATACAATTCCACCCTTTGTGCCACAATCATCAATGATGCAATCCGAATGTTGATTGATGATGGCCCCCGGCCTACAGGATGGTATTGGCAGCAACAGATCGCACAAGTTGATTTGTGGCCAGAAATTGGCCCCGATCCTACCGGGTCTACCTACATCTCCTCAACTGGATCGACTACCGATCCTGTGACTGGATCAACCATTTTCACCTTCGTACTCACTACGCCACCTACTATCTCCCCAAGTGCCAGCACACAATATCCACTATTGACGGTTCCCAACTTTGTGCAGACAATGGAGTTGCGGAATATTTGGCTGAATGGTCAACCGTCTACTGGTACGCCAGGGTGGTTTGTTCCCTCAGCAAGCCCTCTGGCGTCCACTTCAACTGTGGGACTCCCTTTCACTGTGTATTCATTCCTTGATCCGTATCACATTACGGCTATGGGGAATTGGTCTAGCACATTGAATAGCACCAATAACCAGATTCCGTTTTCAATGGCCGCGACTGGTGACTATACGATGCCTGCTAACTTCGGCGGCACATATTGCTCGGAAATCACATGGATTGCTAATACGAATCGCGGTATTTTTATTGATTGGGTGGATGAAGCGGCGATCCGGCAACAGAGACAATTGTACGCACAGCAGTTTGGAATTCCCCAATGGGCGGCTGTCCGGCAAATTCCGCTCCCCACTGTGCAAATTCAAGCCTTTAATCCTCCACGTCCCCGATGGGAGCTGATGACGTTCAGGATCACGGCGGAATTTCTATCTGTGAATTTTGCCTATTTTCTCAGTTTTAATAATCTTGTGAACGGGACAGATGAGCCGCCCATTCCTCTGTCATTCGATAACACCCTCATGGCTGCGATACGGGCACAGGCAGAGCGTTATCAGATGGACTCGATCAGTGGACCGGAATTTCAGTTCTATCGCACCATAGCTCTTCCTAATGCCCTTAAACTCAACGACATGATGGCCCCTAAGAAATTGGGGTATGTGGGTAATCCTTCCCGAAGAATTGGACCAGCGAATTTAGCGGAATGGCGTAGTCACGGGTATTTACGTCCCAATGTTTCGCCGCCGACAGAACCTTATTTACTATGAGCATTTAACAGCCTAAAATTCACTACAGGAGTATTTGTTATGCCCGATCTAAATCCTCTTAATTATCTTCGCGAGATCAAGCAAGTTATCACCGGCACCAATCAAGGTACTAATTGTGATGGTGGGTATTTGCGGGATATTGATGTTTCTCCCACCTTCAATACTCCGCTTCTCGTCTCAACCGGCGTGTCTACCTTCGGTCCCTTTCAAGTCCCGCGGGCCTACGATCAGACTACCGACAACTTGCAATTGAGGTTCTTGGGATCGACGGCGGGTACAGGTTCGAGTACCATTACGGTTTATGGCTTGCTTACCATCTACTCTACAGGGGCCGCAGCGGGTGTCGCATCTGCTGTTGCTTCTGCTGCGTCAGTTGTTAATAATGGAATATTCAGTAACATCGGTTGGCAGATTACGGGAGCGAATCTTCAGTATCCCGATGCCTTTACCATTACCCTGTCTACTGCTGGCGGTAATTATCAAGTATACAGTGCCGCTTTGGTGATTAGTGATTGCACCGTCGCATTCAGCGATTACACTAATTCTCAGAATGTCGTGACGGAATTCGTCGGCGGCTCGACACAACAGCTTCGGACGGTTTAATGTGCCATCCGGTAAAAATCAAAACGGTGATACGACTGTAATCTTGACATCGCCGATTGGTGGCGTTGTGCGGGCAATCTCCCGTGAAGAGCAACCGGAGGGTACTGCGGTTGACGCCCTCAATGTTCTCCCCTATTCCTTAGATGGACGCCGTAGAATTTCTCAACGCTACGGTATCTCCCAATTTTGTTCTACTTCAACTGGCGATCCAATTCAGGGGATGTTGCCGATTGGATACATTTTAACTCCCGGTTCACCGTGGATTCCTGTACCTTCGATTACTATTCCTACTTCTTTTGTTCCATCCATTTTTGGGCCGGGAACTGTTATTAGCAGCGGTGGGCCTTCCATTGTGAATTGGGTAGTCCAGAATGGGGGGCAACTCGATATAAAATTTACATTAAGTTTCGTAACAACAGAGGCTTCTACTTATACGGCAGGATTGGGATATGATATTGGTGGGGGCACGCCGTTTAATGTTGCATTCAATTTTTATGTGAATAGCACTACAAATTTAGGAGGACCGCAAGCTGCCGGGACAAGCGGACAAATTGGAGCGTATTTTATGGGGAACGGCCATGGACCGTCCACGGTTGGAATTGTGCCGCCTATTCTCACTCTCCCCGATCCGGGGTCACATCCGGCTATGTGTCTACTCGCTCAATCGCCAGGAGGAATTTATTACTTATTGGCATCTACTTATGTGATTTTAGGAAGTGAAAATTTAACAGGCTCAGCTACATTTGAAACAAAATGGACATTCTCTCCAACAAACAATTCATATACCCAAATAGATTATGTAAATGGACAACTAGCCGACAATTTTAGTCCACAGTTAATTTCTTATTTTACGGGTGTTAGTCCTCTTTCTACTACCGCAATTGTACCTTCAGCAGCCAGATATGGAAACATGAGTTTATCATAATGAATGCCGGTTATACAATTTTTGTTTCCAAACCAACATATTTTAATGATTTGGTTTTTGCCACAGATGGGTATGTATTTATATCCGATCCCTTTGGCAATGTCTCAACTGCGGGTAATCAGGCTCATGCTTTCTTTTCCCCGACGAATCCGATCAGCATGTGTTTCCTTAATCTTGGCGTGTACATGACTGACGGATCAACACTTGCATATTTGAATACGTCAACAAAAAACATGGTTGCGTATTCAACCACGTTTAACACTCTCAGTACCAGCACCGATCCTGCTCCGACATTCTGTGCCCAAGATGTAACGTGGCGGGGTAGATTCATTCTCTATCAGGATGCCAACAACCCACAGAACATCTATGCGGCCCGTACAGGAAATCCATACGATTTCAATTATGCCGCTACCGATCCCGCTGCGGCATGGGCCGCTAACTTCAGCGAATCAGGACAAATCGGCCAACCTGTGACGGCCTTTATTCCTTTCAATGACGATCTGGCAATCGTGTCTTGTATCGACCAAATGTGGCTCATAGAGGGTGATCCTTCAGACGGCGGTTCATTCGTTCTAATGAGCGAACACATGGGGATGCTTGGACCGCAAGCATGGTGTACATCTCCTGACCACACGCTCTATTTTGTTGGGACATCTGGTCTATATTCTTTGATGCCATTTTGGGCCCAGTATCGACCGGCCCAATTGTTGACGGGCCAAAATTACGATCAGTTCTTTCAAACACTGGATCGTAATATTAACAATGTTTCTTTAGTGTATGATGAACTCCACAAATACATTCACATATATGTCACTCCTGTTACCATTTCTCCAATTGCGTCTCCGGGGACACACTTGATTTTTGATACAAGGAATAATGGACTATGGCCCGCTCAATATGCTGCCAATGTGGGGCCGACTTGTGTTGCGTCATTTGTTCCGGGTTCACTGAATATTAAACAAATCCTCGCATTAGGAGGAATAGATGGAAATATCCATCAAATAAACGATTTAGCGACAGACGATGAAGGAACCTCTATTCAATCTTTCATTACCTTTGCTCCGATCAACCCATTCCCTGACCGAACGGCAATTCTGCAAAAGATTGAAGTGGACATGGGGGAGTGCCCTTCAACTTATACGGGATTGAATATTCCGGGGTCTACAAGTAGTCCGTATAACGAATTCGATTACGCTGGGAATATTTCCACATATTCGACTTCGTATGCCAGTGCGGGTTATGTAATAAAACAAATGACGGGCACGGTTGATAGCACAAATACCCATTTCAGCACGGCCCAAGTTGTGTCCAATGATTCTTTTTACATCAGCGAATTCGTCCTTACTAGTGGCGGACGGGTGTTAGAAAATGCGGGCAACGGGCCGACATTTAATGGAGGAGTGTCAATCACTCTTCAGCACCCAGTTGTTTCCACATACAGCGGGAATACAACGATGGGGTATTACATCACCTATCAAGCTCCCGGTTCTACATCTCCTGGCTCTACAGGAAATGCCTTTAACGCCGAATTTTCTGTGTTAGCCGGTCCTACCGCTGCGGATGTTGATGTGGATGGGTATGGATGGCCGAATGCTTCTACCAATCTACCTGGATTTACTAAGACATTTACTACGGATCGGCGACAGCCTATTATCCAACAGCGATTGGGCGGCGGTTGGTTTTCAGTGACGCTAGGAAATTCGACGGATCAAGCAACTTGGAGTTTTGAACGAATGGTTTTGGCATTTACGCCTTCGGGGATCAACCGGCAACAAAGATAATTATGAAACTAATTCCACTTACGCAAGGGCAATTTGCCAAAGTTGATGACGCCGATTTTGAATGGCTGTCACAGTGGAAGTGGCAGGCGGCATGGCGACCTACCTCCCGATCTTTTTATGCAGAACGCCGTTTTTATACAGAGAATGAATCATACACTGTTTCTATGGCTAGGGAGATTTTGGGGTTGCGGCATAGAGATGGCAAACTAGCCGATCATAAAAATGGGGATACACTTAATAATCAGCGATATAATCTTCGTTCTACGGATCGTCGAGGGAACAATTCAAATAAGTATTATCATCGTGCAGGAAAGTTAGTTGGAGCTTCTTTTCGGAAAACTGAAAATAAATGGCAATCGCGTGCTCAAGTTGCCGGTAGGCAAGTATATCTCGGTTATTTTCCCACAGAAATTGCCGCCCATGAGGCGTATTTGAAGGCTATAATTACAGCATAGGAGTCTGTTATGTCCGCACTCGGTTCTTACATGGCCGCTATGCCGATGCAGCAAGGGATACAGGGTAAAACACCCCAAGCCGCGATTCAAGGCGGGTATGGATCGGCTATTGCATCTCTTCAAAATGCCCTTAACTCCAATCAACAGGCATACACAGGTTTGCAGAATCAGGCTCAACAGCAATTGCAGCAGAATCAGGGGGCGGTTCAACAGAATCTTGTGAATAGCGGACTTGGCAATACTACAGTTGCACAAACGTTGCAACAAGCCCCGCTTCAAACTTACAATAATGCGTTGTTGAATATTATGGGACAACAGCAAGGAGCGGCGGCGAATATTTATGGCCAACAAGCCGGACAGTATTCACAAGAGGGCAATGCTCTTGCAAACTATCTTGCATCGTTAGGGCAAGGAGTCGGTATCCCACAGTCGGGAGTGCAATACAACAGAGGGCCGGGGCAGGCTACTAGCCCGTTTTAATTAAGAAGGAATCTTTATGCCGAACATTCCAGCCGTTGCCCCTAATTCATATGATCTTCCACTTTCTGCGGGTCCAAATTACCCGCTATATGGGCCTTTGTATTTCTACACTAGTGATCTCGCTTCTAGTTTTAGTGCGGGTGGAGAAATACACAACGTTCTAGGTTTGTATTCTCCTAGTGCCCCAAGTCAGCAACGTCCCGGAGCCACGCCCGCCGTTAGTGTAGGTAGTGGGCTTCTTTATCCCAACACATCTACATATCCCGGAAGTGCGTGTTTAGATTGGGCGGCGTGCAATTTAATAGACCCCAGCACGAATGTTACGATGTCTTGGGGTATTCCTTCGACTGTTCAATTCTTTGGGTATTTAATTGTTCCTAGTACGGATACGTTTGCCATCAATTTCAACCCGTCTTATGCGGTTCCAGGTCAGATTTGGTATTCTCCATCTGGTACTAGCTTTCAAACTGGATTGGCGAGAGATTATCCCACTGGTACTTATGCTGTAGGAATTATCCCGCAAAATATTCTAGTGTTCACGGGATCAGACGCAGAAAATTTCTATCAGGATGCTGAAGTTTCTACCTTACAGCCACTTAACCCCGGCATTGGAAGTATTACTCTTCCTCCGAATTATCTTAACGCTCCCAATAAATTGTTGGGAATTGACGCCGAATTAACAACGGTCTTATGGTCTACAGGTTCTACAAATTACGCCCTATGGCTGATTGTGACGAATGACCCAACTTTCCAAGGCCGGGAATTTACGCTGTCCACTCAGATTTTCTCTAACAGTATGATTAGTACGTCTACTAGCTACAGTTTTATAGTAGACGGTCGGATTGGATTCTCTAATCGCGGTTCTACGGCAGTAATGCAAACGGGATTCGTTACAACGGCAGCGTCTACAATCTTGAAATCTCCGGTAAGTACAGAGAGTGTTACACAAATTCCTCCAATAGTTTACGAGAATGTGTTATCTACTATAGACCTAACTCAACCCGTAACTATTGCTCTTGCGAGTCAATTTACCGGACGGTCTGGTAGTGCTTCGACGGCAAATGCTGCTCAAATGGTAACTCGGTTTATTACATTCCGTTCTGAGTCATAATTTGAGGATTGATCGTAATAGTCTCTCTGGCAATCGCCTTCGTCGTAATTTGCAACGATTGTCTGTAGGTACAGCTACAAGTAGCACTTTAGTTGATCCGAAGGGCGGGATCGTCAATACAGATGCGGGAATCGCTTTAGATATTAGTGGCGAAGGTTCCCTTCTTACTGTCGGCTCGACGGGAGCGGTTACTTATGTCCCAGTCGGTACTCAAGGCCAAGTTCTTACTGTGAATTCCACTTCTTTCACTGGCTTAATGTGGATAAATGGTAGCGATATAGTTGGGGGTCCGTATCTTCCTCTTAGTGCCGGTAGTACCGTACCGCTAACTGGAACGTTGTGGGTAGCTTCCACGTTGGGTATACAGTGTGATATAAGTACAAATCTGCAATCGGATGGATATGGCAATACAACGTTATCTACCGGCACACTTGATCTTATTGCACCCGTCTCTGTGGGTTGGTTGGCGATAGACGGAAGTCAACCCAGTACGTCGATAGTGACAGGAAATGGAGCAGGTCACGGGGGCAGTCTCAATATTAACCTACAAGGTTATGATAATGCTGGAACTATATCGCTACGCACTGGCTCAACCGGATCATTAGCTACTAACTCTCCCGTAGTGATTCTAACATTCGGCACACCGTTTCCTAATGATAGTTCAGTAATAATTTATCCCGGTAATGCCAATGCCAATAATTTAGTAGCAGGTACAACTCAAGTTCGAGCAGAGGGCTTAAATACTGGCACACAATGGGAAATTGTAAGCGGCTCTGTAGCCTTAGCTGCTAATACGCCCTATGTATGGAATTATCTTGCATTAGGATGGTAAAGACATATAGTCGATAGGTGAACTATGGCCTACAAGATTCCAAACGTGACAGGCGAATTTGACCCGGAAGAGGATGCAAAGACGCTTACAGAAGCGGAGTCTATTCATAGTAATCCCGATAGACATAAGGCCGCACTGGTCCATCTCGCTAACCAAAAGAAAGTAGCGACTAATGCTTATAAAACGAGCCGACAAGCATTAGAGAAACAAACCAGTAGGCGTATGAAACAGGTATTTGGACAACACGCTCCATTTGAAGCGGCGAGTGATAATCAACAAACTCCCTATACCGAAGCGGCGGGAGGCGAATAATGCCACTACTTCTTCATCCCAAACAAAAGCCTGTGAAAGTCTATCGGTCGGCGGGAGAGTGGTTAGCAAAAGAACACGGGATTACTGTCGATCAGAATAAGCCGGATGACAGCAAAAATACGAAAGACTCTGTTGATAAACAGCGGTAGAATGGTGTACTATGAGCCGCATTGCCGGACCACAAGATTCCCCCCTTTTCAACTACTTGCAGTCTATTCAGCAGCCTTCGCCAAACCCCCTACTCTCACAAGACCCGGATACGGAGGCAAGGGCTGGATGGGGCCGTCCTGTTTATCGCCCCATGTCTGTCCGCAGTAGCAGGATAAGCGGATACGGACGCGGGGGTATGATGGGGCCAACGATCCAACAGGCGGCGGAAAGATCGCCGGAAGGGCGGCAAATGACCAAAGCCCAAATGGAACAAAAGCTGGAGGGAAGAACTGGACAGTATACAGAACAGGGACAGGATATGCCGGTTGGAAGTGAATCGCCGGAAAATCCACATAGGGGGGCCAATCTGAATGCTCTGCTTCCCCCACAAAATCTTGCCGATGTTGTGGGATCACGAGCCCCTTCTAATGCGAATCTTGCCGGTGTGCTCGGCACCAATCCGGCACAGATGCAAGGTGGTTGGACGCACCCGCAAACGGGTGAGCAACATGCGGAAGGTACAATCCTCCACAGTCCGAGTACGGGACAGACGTTTCAAATTAAGAACGGACAACCGGAACGATATGGACCGCCACAAGAAACTGTGACACCGGAACAACAACAGGCGAATGTTCATCAGTATATTCAACAACTTGCCCAAACCGATCCGGGGAAAGCGGCTGAACTTGCAATTAAACAGCAAGAGCTAGATTTGAAGCGATTTGAAGCTAACTCAAAAGCTTATCCGATTGGTGAAAAAGGATCGGCATCTTATGATGCCGAACAAGCCGCAGTTGAAAAAGAAAAGCCTGTTAAGGGGAGAAAGGATGATGCTTTAGATAAGTTGATGGACAAAGCAGCCGCCGATCTTCTAAATCAACCGGAGTAATTAATGTCTGCTATCCCGAACGATCTTAAACAACTACCGGATGATTTAACTACATTACCGGACTATCTTAAGCAACTCCCGGCTGATTTAACCACATTACCGGGTAATCCTACGCCACAACAGGCACAGGATATGCTGCGGCATTTGCGAGAGTCATGGGCCATTGCTCCGCAGATGGCACAAGATGAATTGATAGCAAAAGCACAGAACGCCGCGACACATGCTGACACTAATACACTCCGCGGCTACGCCAATGCCGCGGTTCAACCTGTGCGAGACGCGGAGGCTATGGCGGTACGGGCAGGCGTGGGTGCCCAAAGTTTACTCGGATTAGACCCATATTCTTCTCAAGAAAAACAAGCAATAGCCAGTGGGGTACAAAATCTAGAAACGCCCCCTGTGGAAACCGCACATGGAATGGGCGGAACTCTTGTGAGTTTACCCGCTACGGGAGCAGAGGCTACGGTTCCCGGCCTTCTTCCCGCCACTCTTATCCAGCACGGTGGAGAAGTCACCTTACCTAACGTTATTAATGCAGCTACGGCTTTATTTGCCCCGGAAGTTGCAAAGGTTGCCGGCCCGGTAGTATCCAAATTTCTCCCCTTTGGAAATCGGATCGCGGGGGCGGCCGTAATGGGGGGCGGTCAAGCGGCGGCGAACATAGCGGCTGGGGCACCGCCTACAGAAGGGGTCGGTCTAGCCGCTGGGTTGGGAGCGGTGGGCGGTAGTGAAAAAGAAATCCCAAGAGAAAACACACCGGGGGCGGGGCATGAGGTGGCGGTCGCCGGGGAACGGGGGACATGGCATGACAGGTTCGCCAACGCCCCCCGGCCGTGGATAGACGCTCTGCTCAAGGGCGGGCCTCAGCCCGTTCCCCCGGCTGCGGTTCCGTCCAATTTACAGCCCGCTACCCCACCCGTCGAGGCCAAAGTACCCGAAAATGTGCCTCCAAAAATTATCCCCA